TGATACTTTAGATGATGAATGGCATCACAATGATGAAGGTGAATGGCGTTCAGCAGATAATATTCGTCAAAATATCTTGCCATTTGTTAAAGAAAAATTCAAACATCATCTCGATGAATATATTGATCGCCGAATCGAAACGTATGTAAAGGTCAAAAATGAGACTGAGTGATAGGTGGTTTGTAAGTTGGATTTGGCCAAGGTATGGTGAAATATTCGTATGGAATCGTACTAGATTTAATGGTGGTGGTTATATGTTTGGCGCCGCACCTTATACGTATTGGAGAATTGGTCCTATTTTTGTAAAGAGGTATATGTGATGACTGATGATGAAGCAGATATGTACTATGATAAGTGGCTAGTTGCAAAAACAACTATCAAACGTCTCACCGAAGGTCCAGGTGGCATCATGGAGATGAAGCAGACGATTGCTGATAAAGAAGCTGAGATTGAAGAATTAAAAAGAATAAATGTCAATGCTAATAAATTTAATGAGACTATTGCGGCCAGCGTTTTAAATAAATTTTATTATGAACATCAAATTGAGAAGTTAAAACTTGAGATTGATCGGTTGCAAAAATATAAAGTCTTTGTTACAATATTAGCAAATGAGCCATCGGAACTTAGTTACGAAAAAATTAAGAACCAACGTGATTGGTGGAAAAAGATAGCAATTGAGTTACTTGATAAGTTAGAACCTGATACTGGATTTACTGACGAAGAGCTAGGGCATAGGGATACTAAAAATGAACAAGCGTAAGTTGGTTACTGATAGAAACAGTTTGACTGTCAATACTAAATCTTCTTTTCTTACTGAAGAAAATATCAAGAACATTGAAAAGCATTACAAGGCTACCTATGTTTTAGAAACATGCGCTAAGGATCGTAGTGGTGGTTGGGCTAACTTTCCAGCAGCTATCTTCTATACGGAAACTGCACATCCAGAAGGTTCAAACTATTTCGCTCTTTATATTGATGACACCAATCAGTTTATGATCGCTAATGGTTTATCTGCTGTTGATGGTGTAGTATTCCAAGGTTTAGAGGTTGAAGGTGTTGTGACATATTCTCGTTACCGTCATGATTATCGCGATGCTGGTAATGGTGCTTTCGTGGATGGCGGTAGAGATTATTTCCGTTATGGTGGTGATCAGTTTGATGATTACAACATTGTAGATTTTATTGTTGCTGATGGTAAATTGGAGTTTGTTAAATGGTAATTGAAATTGATGATGAAACAATTGATAAAATTTTTCAAAACACCTTGATTCAAGATTATAAAGGTTTGTTGAAACAGAAAAATGATCTTACTAACAAGCTGAATAAAGAATCTTTGAAACAATTTGAACTTGAAGATCTTAATGATACTGATCGTTGGATTGCAGGTCTAGAAATCATGATGGAATATTATATTGGTTATGGTTGGAAAAAAAGACTTGACTAATAGCGTAATTCGCGCTATAAATAGAATATGCTGATGTTGATGACATCATGTGGAATAGACACTGAGGACGTGGGGGCAGTACCCACCGCCTCCACCATGGATACATTGGTTCCCTAATAGCGATAAGGGGATAATTAGAGCGCATCGACCAATGTATCTTTGCTGGGGGCGAAATAGGATCGACTGGTGTAATAAAGACAAGATCGAGACAATGGCATAAATAAATTATCTGCAAAAAAAGCACATAATGACAATATTAATTATTCCGCAATGAAAATTGCTGCTTAAAAGATAAGTCTGGGGTATGAGTTCCACCCTATCAAATAACGGACTCACTTTTCCTTTTTGCCCAATATTCTTTTTTCTTTAAAGACATTTTTTTTTCTAGCTTCTAAATTATGTATAAAAAGGCAAAGTTATGAAAACTAAAGAACTCATCAATAAATTGTATGTCGCTGCTATTAAAGGTGACTCTGAAGAAGAGAAAAAATTGTGGTTGAAGGTTCTTAAGAAAAGCCTTAAACACAAGAAAACTCACGCTGTCAAGTAATTGGTCACCTAGCTCAACTGGAAGAGCAAGAGATTTCTACTCTCTAGGTTAGGGGTTCGAGTCCCTTGGTGATCGCCATTTTTTGGAGGAAAGTATGGAAAATAATTATTCAGTAATGTGCCTTAAGAAAGCTGCTTTCGTTGATGAACTGAATAATTATCTAACACTACTTCCTCCTGATCCATCAAATGATGTAATTATCAAATATTTGCAATCACGTATTGCACAGCTTGATATTGCTATGAAAAAATATTAATGGGGGAGTAGCCAAGTGGTTAAGGCCAGCTGCTCATAACGGTTCTATCGGGGGTTCGAATCCCTCCTCCCCTACCAATTTCACAAAGGATATATTATGGCTGAATTTCAAATAATTGATAATTTTCTTTCAAAATTAGAACATTCTATTATATCAGAAACTTTACAAAGTAGCAATTTCCCATGGTTCTATCATCCATTCGTTGCAATAAACAATGATTTAGATAGAGGTGATTTTTATTTCGAGCATACTTTTTATAAAGATTATCAACCTAACAGTAATTTCTTTCCTATGCTCGAGCCAATCATCAAGAAAATTGATGTGAAGGCTATGATAATGTGTAAGGCAAATTTATATACTAATATCGGTACTCTTTTAAAAAACGGACTTCATACTGATCAAAAATATCCTCATCGTGGTGCAATTTATTATGTCAATACAAATAATGGCTACACTGGTTTTGAAGATGGTTCTAAAGTAGAATCTGTTGCTAATAGACTTATGCTTTTTGATTCGCATACTCCTCACCATAGTACGCATTGCACTGACCAAAAGGTACGCTTGAATATTAATTTTAATTTCTTTTGATAGGATATATTATGAAATTTGTTTTTGATTCTAACACATTCAATTCTGAAATTGAAAAGATACGTAACCATGATGTAGATTATATTGATGCGATTACAACTTGGTGTGAGAAAAACAATCTTGATATTGAAGTGATTGCTAATATCATTAAGAAAGATCCAGTACTTAAATCCAAACTACAAGCTGATGCTGAAAATTTAAATTATTTGAAGGGTGGCGCGAAGCTGCCATTTTGAGGAGTGCGTTATGCCTTATGTAAATACAGATGTTTGGGTGGATGATCCAGATCTCGAAGACTTCGATGAGGATGAATTAATCAAAGAAATTGAGAGTCGTGGTTATAAAGTATTGAGTAATACTGGCAATAATGCGAATATTGGTGATCTTTACAACGATTATATGACTCTAAGCAAAGAATCATTTGATAAGAAGTTAAAGAAGTTTTTCCTTGAGACACTAGACGTATATGTGAGATGATGTCAGCATTTGAATGTTATAAAGAATATCTTGCACTGAAGAATCACTTCAGTAAACCGTCTTATGATTATTTCAAATACAATGGTAAGAGTAAACTGTCTTATGACAAATTTGAAACTCGTAACGATAAATTGTTTTTTCAAAAACTAGCTAAACATCCAGATCCAAAAAACTTTCTTATTGCTAATTTAATCCAAAATGAAAAAGCATGGATTAAAGATATTGCATACAGCGAAGGTGCAAATAAGGTTTATCAGGAATGGTCCAAACGCATCCAGTCTTTAACTTATGTTATCAAAAATGATTTGGCTCATCTTTTTCCTGATTTTAACAGTAACTTTATTGCAACCACTGGCTCGCATCCTCATATTATTAAGTTGTATCTTAGTAATACTATATGCCTTGAAACTCTTATTGTTTTGTCTGATTTGGTAAATTGTTTATCTTATTGGGATAAGAACATGGAGTATGATCCATTGTGGGAACAGTTATCAAATAAGATAAAGAAATACAAGCCATTTATTAACTACGATAAAGCAAAGATGTCTAAAACAGTGCTTGACTATTACGGAGATTAAGATGGCACGCAAAACAACATCTAGCAATAAAGTCAAACAAAATAAAGATGGTTCTTTTACTAACTATAATAAAGGTTCTGATGGTAAGTGGAAAAAAACTTGGGGTGGTCCTCCAAAAAAACCTAAGAAATAACTTGACAAATACTATAACTCAAGCTATACTAAATAATGTTGAGCGTTATACGGCTCAATATAAGATCAATACTATTAATATTAACAATACGGAGAATACACATGAACTTTAATGAACTCAAGAAGAACTCAGGTCGTGCAGCACTCGATAAGCTCAATGCTGAATTGACAAAGCTCTCATCTAATCAAGGTAGCGATAAGAAGAACGATGATCGTTTTTGGTATCCTGCTGTTGACAAGGCTGGCAATGGTTATGCCGTTGTCCGTTTCCTCCCAGCACCGACTGGCGAAGATGTTCCTTTCATTCGTATGTTCGAACACGGTTTCAAGGGTCCAACAGGCTCTTGGTATATTGAAAACTCATTGACTACTATCGGTAAGACCGATCCCGTAGGTGAGCTCAATACGCAGCTTTGGAACTCTGGCATCGAATCAGATAAGGAAATTGCTCGTACTCAGAAGCGTAAGTTGAACTTTATTTCTAATATCTATGTTGTTACGGATCAGCAAAATCCTGAGAACGAAGGTAAGGTATTCTTGTTCCGTTATGGCAAGAAGATCTGGGATAAGCTCAATGATCTTATGAATCCTCAGTTTCCTGGAGAAAAGCCAACTAACCCATTCGATCTTTGGGAAGGTGCTAATCTCAAGTTGAAGATCCGTAACGTCGATGGTTATCGTAACTATGATCGTTCTGAATTTTCAGCATCTGGTCCATTGTTTGATGATGATTCAGAAATGGAAGCAGTTTGGAAGAAAGAGCATTCTCTTCAAGATTTCCTTGCTCCTTCTAACTTCAAGTCTTATGATGAATTGAAGGCGAAGCTGAACAAGGTTCTTGGTCTTGATAATTCTACACTCGGTAAGACTCCAGCCGCTGCACGTGCGACTGCTGCTTCTATCGATGAGGATGATGCACCTTGGAATGAGACTCCTGCTCCTACCATCAAGTCAAAGCCAGCACCAGTTATGGCCGCTGATGATGACGATGATGATAGCTTGGAGTTCTTTAATAAGCTAGCTGCTCGTGCTTGATTAAGCAGCTTGTGACATTAGAAGATCTCTAACGTCATGCTCAGCAGCACCAACAGGTCCATTAACCTTGCCAGCATCGGCAATTTTTGGATTTGATATTTGACCGACAACTGGTGGAGGTGTTGAGCCTCCACCACCATTATTGTTTAATGCATCGGTAAAGCTATTCTTACCACTATTATTTTCTAACATCGATGAAGTTTGATTGACAGCCGCTCCGCTCTTTTGTGGAGCGGTCGCAACTGTTGCGTCGTTGCCAGTAAACATCTTTTTAAATTGTTCAACAAAACCAAGTCTTTTAGTTGCTTCTGATGGATCTTTTGGTCTTTCCCATTTAGAAGTAAACCAAGCAGAAGCTTCCTCTGGTGATTTAAAATTCATTCCTAAGAACATTTTAGAATCTTGTTCTGATAGGGCGTAATCGATTTGACCTTTCCAATTATGCTGCCAATCTTGACCAGCTGCAGAAACCATGGCTCTAAAACGTGAACCATGGTGTTGGAATAAACCACCAGAAGTACCGTTGTCGCCAACAGCACCAGCATTGAAACTAGATTCAGCTTGAATATTTGCAAGCATACCAATAGCATGATTATCATCAAGACCTTTTGATTTTAGATAATCATATACTTCTTTACTCATAACTTTATTAACAGAAGATTTGTATTGACCGATTGGGATCATTCCACCATTATCTGTTTTAAATGGTGTTTCTTTTCTTACTGAAGTACCAGCACCAACGCCGCCACTGATGTTTGTGCCACCAGTTGCATCAGTAGCACCTATACCACGATTACGGAAATCATCATTATAAATTGTACCACTATATTTGTTGTATGCTGCTGGAATATCAGTATCTGCACCAACACCGCCACTGATGTTTGTAAATCCAGATGCATCAGTTGCGCCTATACCACCACCTCTAAATTCACGCGATTGGTCTGTTGGTCTAAAATCAGCATAACCATTAAATATTTCAGCTCTTCTTCTAGCTTCATTTAAACTATCTTTTTCTCTTTCTTTGCTACCTTTCATAAATTTAGCTAAAACATCACCTTTACTTTTTGGGTTATTAATATTTTTAGGTGGATCAAAAAGATAATCTACTACATTTTCAACAAAATCTCTTATATTACCACCAAAATAATAATCAAAATAACCACCAACTAAGAAACCTGCTGCACTGCCAATTAAAGCTGCAGGAAATCCACCAACACCAGTAGTTGCTGTAAAAGCTGCTCCTGCCAATATACCACCTAATTCGCCTAAAACAACAGAAGCGCCAAATTCAACACATAAATCAGCTACTATTTTTGTAACGGCTTTAGTGTAGTCATTTTTTGACATCATATATAATCTGTTACCTTTTTCATCTCTATCAAGTTCCCATATTTGTTTGGCACCTTCTGCGATTGCAATTAGTACTAAAGCATACATAATTTTTTTGCCAAGCCAGTGAAGAACTTTTTCACCAGTTTTCCATCTTACAATCATCGCTCCATCATTACCTCTAAAAAGTAATTCTTCAATATAATTTAATGGATTCCAACTTCCTTTTGCACTTGGTCTAAATTCATCAAAACTTGGTGTTTTAGAATCTCCAGGCTCAATTAAATTTAAATTTTTTCTTCCACCTTCGCGACCTTCTGATACTCTATTTGCATCTTTTTCATTACCTTCTGATACTCTATTTGCATCTTTTTCATTATTTTCGCGATTTTCTGATACTCTATTTGCATCTTTTTCATTACCTTCTGATACTCTATTTGCATCTTTTTCATTATTTTCGCGATTTTCTGATACTCTATTTGCATCTGTATTTTTTCTTCCACCTTCGCGACCTTCAGATCTACCATCATCACGAACTTCAGATTTGCCATCATCACGAACTTTAGATTTGACATCATCACGACCTTCACCTCTATTATCTGTTTTATCTCTTTTAAACAAATCATTCATTCTATTACCAAGAAGCGCCATTGCAGCTGCAGCTGCAGCCATAGCACCACCAATAATTCCTAAATTATTGTTATTATTTGCATTTTGTTGCATTTGCTGCATCGATGCATTTTGAGTTCTTAATAATTGATATATGTCAGTCAATAAACTATTTGTTGTAATAACTTCGCCTGTAAGATTACCAACACTCGAATTAAGAGTATCCATTTCTTCTTTGTCTTGAGTAATTAATCTCTCAAGTTTTTCATCATTATTATTTTCTTTTATGGCAGCTGCTAATGTTTTTGATAATCCAGAAACAATTGATTCACTGATAGCTTGTGCTAACATTTTATTTGATTGTTTTACTGCTGGTGAATTAGCAGTAGCATTTGCTAAATTTGTATCTTTTAATTCAGCAAGCCTTTCTTGAAGATGTGTTGCACCACCACCTTGTTCTTCAATTTTTTTAAGCATCTGTTGAAATGCTTTTTCGCTGAGTTCGATTGTACCTGCCATTAGTTGCTACCTACTTTTGCTAATTTTTCTTGTCCTCTTGTCCATGCTGAAACGCCAAGAATAGCACCAAATGCAAGATGAATAAGACCGCCGTTTGATAATGTTAGTGATACCCATGGGGTGTATGTAAATTGAACACCTAACCCTTTATAGATTACTGGGAGAAATATTGTTATGAGTGGGAATCCAACAAAATCCATAAAACAAATAAGCATATAGAGCCAGCCCATTGCTGGTCTCCAATATGCCTTTACCCAATGTTCTTCTTCTTGTCTTAATTGTTCATCAATAACTTCTTTATCAATAGAAGTTTGTGAAAGGCCAACTGAAGCCTGTGCTTGAGCTTGTGCAGTGGCTAACTGCATTGTTTGTATATTTTGCGAATTATTATTATTTGATGAACTGTTATTGTCTATGATAACAACAGAAGGTTGGACAACGGGTGCAGGTGTTGGTGCTACTGGATCAGGAGCATTTTCATCAGCTGCAGTATTGCCAAATTTAGCCATTTTGTTGTTTCATCTTTTCTTCCTTCTCATGAAGATAGTCCATAATCATTTCATAATATACATCTCTTTCAAAAGGAAATAAATTTTCAATTTCAGTTATCGAATATTTATGATGCTGAGCTAATGAAAATATCATAGTATAATAGTTTTGAAGCGTATTATGACTCAGCGTAAGGTAAAAAAATCAGATAACGAGGATAAATTGATAGTTCTTTTTTTACCGTTAGCATTAGTGTATTTAATATCATATGACATTTTTGGTTGGTTAGACATAAAATTTCTAATTTTTTCAAAAGTTTTGACATTTAAATTATCAAGAAATTTTTCTGTTTCTTGTTTATCATAATTTTTAACATCATACATTTCTTCGCCATCATAAATTTTATCTATGCATTTAATGATAAGGTTAAACAATGCATCATCACCTGAATTTAAAAATTCTTTATCATCATAAAGTGAAGCATCTGGATATTTCATAAGAATACCAGTATTATCTCCAATTTTAATATTGTTGTCAATTTCTTCAGGAAATACAACTTTAATATCATTTAAATTAATTTCAAAATCATAAATTTTATTATCTTCATTATCTTTATATGAAACTTTTACAATATCTTCAACAGAAGCAGCTCTAATTTTAATAAACAAATATTCAAGGTCAAATATTGTTAATTTGTCTATATCAAATGTTTCATCAATAGCGCAGTTATTAACAATTTGTTTGACCGCTGTTAAAATATCTCCATCTTTTTCAGAAAGTTTAGCCATGAGAAGAATTTTTTCTTCTTTGACGAGAAATGGCCTAAACATTTCTTTTTTCTTAGTTGAAGGTATTTCGATAGTAAAAGTAGGAAACGAAATTTTAGGTAACATAATATACTCCAGTTAATTATTAATATAGATAAGATGTATCAGTACTTGATGAAGTACTGCCTTCTGATGAACTAAACAAATAAGATGTATCAGTAGTTCCTGTGGTAGCAGTAGTAGTACCACCAGTTGAAACAGCATCAGCAAAACCAAAAGAACCAGATTCTGTTGAAGGTGCAGCAATAGAACCGCCGACTGGATTGCCGTCACCACCAAAAATACTGCTTCCCAAACCAGATGAAAAGAAACTTGTTGCTGCTGATGCAATACCACCAATAATATTGTTTATTCCATATATACCCCAACGAGTATATGCAAACTTTACAGTAAATTTCATTGGTCTATCTTTATCAGCCCAATCTAATGGTATCTCAGTAATAGAATCTGGAAATGCTTCATAAAGAATAATTTGTTTTGTTAAATTGCCAAAATTATCATAAACTAATATTGATATATCTGTTACGTAATCTGATTTATATCCTACTTCATATGAAGGCGAAGGATAAAATGAAAAACTAGAGCCAGTAAAATCTACTATGTTAGAAAACCAAGAATAAAAATATTTGTAAATGTCTGCGCCACTATCTGCAAGGAATGTGACATTGACATCAGGAAATAATGCATTAAATGGCATTTTCTGATTTACGCCAGTACCCTGAACACGCACGTCTTGAGTTTGTAAACTAAATCCAGGAACGGAAGCAGCCTCAGCACGGAACTGTAAAGCTCTCATACTATCAATAGTAAAAAGTGGATCAAGTGTATTAGTAAATGTGCTTACTAGAACATTCGGAGATATCGGAATAAAAACAGAAAACTTATTGTTCTGTAAAATACCATATTCTGATATGTTAGATTTAAATTCTGATATATTGAATGCTGGCATTATCTTGTTGCTCTTACTGAATCTTTAAACA